CTCCCGGTGGCGGCGGTGGTGGTGGTGGCAAAGGCGGTAGAAGCGAAGGCGCAGACAAGTATCGAGACCCGTACTCTCGCGGTGGCGGAGGTTATCCCTCTCCCGGTGGTGGAGGCACCTTCAACCTGCCTAATGACCTTGGTGGTGGAGGTAACTTCAACCCGTACCCTGATGACAAGCCCGCAGAAGCACTAACAGACGAAGATTGGTTCAATAAAATGTTCCCCAACGAAACGTACGACCCACCGGAGCAGCAAGACAGAACCACTTTTACGCCTCCGCCAGCACCTACGCCTCCGCCAGCACCAAATGCGCTTTCAGGCACACGTTATGATGGTAAAGAGTACACGCCAGAAGCTTTAAGTATTTTTGCACAACAAGGCGTAGATAAAGACGAAAACAAGACCATCTCTAAAGACGAGTGGTTAAGTTGGATGGTTGAAAAGGGGCCAACCAAAGGTTTTGAACAACAATATAACGAAAGAATTGAAGAAGCATTGGGTGCTGGTAGTATCACAGACGCTACTCGCGCTAAGGCTAATGCAATACTAGGTAATGCGCCTCCTAACACGGCGGTTACAGGGGGGCGGACACCAGATGCGGATGGCTTCTATACTTTTAACCATCCAACTTACGGCCCCATAGATAATCTCACGCTGGCGGGTTATGAGCAGATGGAAATTGAGGTTGCGGAGGATCGAGCCGCTGCTGGTGAGCAGCTTCCTTCTACATTCACTTCTTCGGAATTTGCAGGGGCAGCAGGAGAAGGGCCACTCAAACAGTTCGATCCTTCGGGGCTTCAGCAACAGATCGACGCATTGAAGAGCGGACAGACGCAAACATTTGATGCATCAGGACTAGAACAAAGATTGGCTTCGCTAGAAGGCCTTGGCTCGATAGGGGGAGCTGCCAATCCTTTTGACCCGAGTGGGTTGCAACAAAGATTGTCTGCTTTGGAAGGCAGAGGAGCATTTGATCCATCGAGGTTGCAAGGCAGATTGGCAGAGTTGGAAGGAAGGGAAATTCCTCAGTTTAACCCTTTTGACCCTAGCCAACTGCAAGCAAGATTAAGACAATTAGAAGGGGCCGAAGGCCCAGACCTTAGCAACTATCTAACCCGCGAGGGGATGGAATCAGCAATTCAGGATGATCCTCGTTTGCGTGGAGCACAAGGATTACGAGGACTCCAAGGACTCCAAGGACTCCAAGGAATCCAAGGACTGCAAGGTCTTCAGGGACTTCAAGGACAACAAGGGTTCCAAGGAAAGATTGGACTTCAAGGAGAACAAGGACTTGAAGGACAACAAGGTCTTCAGGGAGATATTGGACTTGAAGGACAACAAGGACTTGAAGGACAGCAAGGGCTGCAAGGGCTGCAAGGTCTTCAGGGACTCCAAGGTCTTCAAGGGCTTCTAGGACTCCAAGGAATCCAAGGGCTTATAGGACAACAAGGACTCCAAGGAATCCAAGGGCTTATAGGACAGCAAGGGCTTGTAGGACAACAAGGACAACAAGGACAACAAGGACAGCAAGGACTTCAAGGTCTTCAAGGTCTTCAGGGGCTTACTGGAATGGCTTCGCTGCCGCCCTCCTATGTGCCTCCACAGTATCGTAACTTTGGATTTGCTCGCGGGGGTCATGTTGGAGCAGCACAGCCAAACCTTAATCGGCTGCTAGATCAATTGAATTCGCGCCGAGCCTAACTATGCCATTGCAAAAAATACAGTTTTCTCCCGGTGTAAATAAAGAAGGCACCGAATACACCGCCGATTCCGGCTGGTTTGATTCTGACAAGGTCAGATTCAGAAAAGGCAGGCCGGAAAAGATAGGCGGGTGGACGAAATATACTGAAAGCTCTTTCCTTGGGGTGTGCAGGTCTACATTTGCTTGGGCTTCTCTTGCGGTTGTTAAGTATGTTGGGCTGGGAACAACCCTGAAATTTTATGTGGTAGAAGGCGTTAATCCTAACGACATTACCCCGTTAAGAGTTACAACCTCGGCTGGGGATGTAACATTTTCCGCGTCAAACGGATCTTCCACGGTGACTGTTACTGACGCTAGTAATGGTGCTGCTAAAAATGATTTTGTCACCTTTTCCGATGCGGCAAGTCTGGGCGGCACTATCACGGCTGCTGTCCTGAATCAGGAATATCAGATCGCGGCGCTTTCTAGTGCGAATGTTTATACCATTGTCGCTAAAGATACTAGCGGGGACACTGTTACTGCGAATTCTAGTGACAGCGGCAATGGCGGATCTGCTGTGGTGGGGGCTTACCAGATTACTACCGGCATTAATACTTATGTGTCAGCAGTAGGGTGGGGAGCATCCCCGTGGGGAGATGGGACTTGGGGAAGCGGCGCAGCCCTTGGTATTTCTGGACAGTTAAGACTGTATAGCCAAGACAACTTTGGGGAAGATTTAATTTTTAATGTCCGTAATGGCGGCATTTATTACTGGGATCAGTCTTCGGGGGTAGAGACAAGAGGGGTGAGTATAGCTTCTCTTGGAGGGGCATCAAATTGCCCAACGGCTGCTGCACAGGTTATGGTCTCAGATAATGATCAGCATGTTATTGCCTTTGGCTCTAATACATTAGGCTCTGCCGTTCAAGACCCGCTGTTAGTGAGGTGGTCTGATCAGGAAAGCGCGGCAGACTGGACTCCAACGGCAACTAATACCTCTGGCGGGGTCAGAGTCAATTCGGGGTCAGTTATCGTTGGCGCGGTTCAGACCAGACAGGAAATACTGATATGGACAGATACTAGCTTGCACTCCATGCGGTTTGTAGGTGCCCCGTTTGTTTTTCAGTTCACCCTTGTGAGCGCAGATGTTTCGATGATTTCCCCAAATTCGGCAGTTAATGCCAGAGGGAATGTCTTCTTCATGGACAAGACAGGGTTCTACGTCTACAACGGGGCGGTACAAAAACTCCCCTGCTCTGTACAGGATTATGTGTTTTCCGGCATGAATATGACGCAGGCGTTTAAGGTGTTTGCGGCTGAAAATAATGCTTTTTCAGAAATCATCTGGTTTTACCCTGCCGGGGAAGGCGTCCCAGATATAACGAATTATGTCATTTACAACTATGAAGAAAACCTGTGGTCTGTGGGAACCCTTGCTAGAGGAGCTTGGCTTGATTCGGGCGTTCTGGATGGGCCGGTAGCCTCCAGCGTGACGACTGACACAGACGCTAACTATCTTTACAGCCATGAAGTCGGGTATGACGATGACGGTTCTGCACTGACGGCGTACATAGAGTCTGGAGACTTAGAGATTGGTGACGGTGAAAGGTTCACAATGATCGACAGGGTTGTGCCTGACTTTAATTTCAGCGGGGAAACTGGTGACGCTTCTATTGCCATGACCATAAAAGGCAGTAACTTCCCGCTGGAAACAGCCTCTACATTAGCCACAGCTACCATTACCAGTAGCACAACCCAATCTAATATCAGGGCCAGAGCGAGGCACACTATCCTGCGGGTTGAAAGCAGCGGTGTTGGGTTTGGTTGGAGGTTAGGCGGCTTCAGGTTTGGTATGCGTCAGGACGGTAGAAGATAATGGCGGAAAGACGCAGAAACCCGTTGCCTGTTCCGTTGCAGGAATACAATGTCCAGAACGAAGCTGTTACCAGAAGAACCTTGGAATTTGCCTTGGATCAAATCGAAAATGATGTAGACCTTGCCAAGACTCAGGGCGACAAGCCGGGATCTTTAGCGATGCGGCGATTTCAGTTTCTCTTGATGGGAGCCTCCTAGTGGCAGATTCTATAAAGGTTCTGGGCCAGCTAGACCCGAGCGCAACAACGGTAACCACTCTCTACACTGCTCCTGACCTGACACAGACAACCGTAAGCTCTCTGGTGATATGCAACCGGGGGGGATCTGCAATCACCTTCAGGGTCAGCATTCATGTCGCTGGCGCAGGAGCGGATGACAAGCAATTTATTTTCTATGACGAAGCCCTAGCGACGACAACAACAAGAACCGTAGTGATCGGGATATGTTTAAATCAAGCCGATGTGGTCAAAGTTTACACAAGTGCATCAAATGTGAGCTTTAACCTGTTTGGCGTGGAGACTACTTAATGTACGAGCAGCAACAACAACGACGACTCGAAGGTGTAGCGGGCCTCTTAGCCAATCAGGGCAGATATGGGGACTCTATGCTAGTCCACATGAACCCTATAGAGGTTGAGGGGCTTGCATCCATGTCTCCCACAGGGTCTCTTACTGTTAACCCGGAAACAGGGCAGCCAGAAGCGTTCTTGCCATTCCTTATTCCTCTTTTGGGGAGCTTGGGAGGTAGTGCAGCCCTGACAGGGCTTGGTGCTACGGCGGCAAGCGCAGGATTAAGCTCAGCAGCGGCAGGCGCAATAGGCTCAGGGCTGGCTTCTTGGGCAGCGACTGGCGACCTTAAACAGGGATTGGTTTCAGGCATTACAGGATTTGGCATAGGCTCTGCTTTAGGTGGTATTGGCGGGGCAGCAAAAGAAGGCATAGAGGGAGTCGCAGGGGAAGCTTTATCTGAAGGAGTTGCTGAGGCAGGGAAACAAGCCGCCCCGTGGGCGGACGGGACATTCGGATAAAG